TTTGGTGGGAGTGTTTCCTTTCGCTATCGTGTATTCGTGCGAGAGCTTGTCTGCATTGAGTTTGCCGAAGGGATTGTTAATCTCGAAGACTGCTTCTCCGTAAGTGAGGTCTGCTTTAGAGGAGATTAGCTTGGTGAACACCTCATCTTTTGTTACTGAAAGCGGGTCGAATAATCTAATATTGAACTCTTCCGAATTTGAATTTATTTCATATTGAACTGAAAAACTGTCTTCCCCGTACGGATAGCCAAACCAACCCCATCTATAATCAGGTTCTAAGGAAACCTTCATATTATCCCCAAGATAGACCTCGGTTTCTCCATCAAGCTTGTGTTTCTCTGGAGGTTCTCTCAACTCATCTATCGAATACCTCAAAAAATAACCTGATGCATTATAAAAATAAATCGTTTGGTTCAACGGAAATTTCTCAATGTCTTTATTTGAACCATTCAAGACCATCACATCTACTCTTACTGGTCCTGCCTTATACGGAGTAATCCGAGTAAATGTCACCAAATTTTTCTCTTCATCAATCTCCATGTCTAATTGAATATTAGATACATCTCTTTGCAAGACAGAAGAACCATCCATAAGACGTATCGTTTCTTTTCCAGTTACAGACCAAAACCAAGGAACATCAGAATTGGGAACATAAAAATTAGTCGAATCTTGAGTAAACCCGATTTTTGCTTGATTCCCTGAATAATGCCCTTCGGGATGCGTATTCATCGTGACATACAAACCGCCAGAGGCAAGAGTAATGATGGCGAGAACGCCAAGGACTGCCTTATTGACCATAAGAAGTTAATATCCTCACGGTTTTAATAACTTTTCTATAAGCTTCTGCTTCTCTTCGGTTAAATCAAAATGAGTAGGATTTGCAGGACTATTTCCAAACGAATTTGTATTATAAATTTTTGTCTCTTTGTGTCTTAGTTTAATCAATTTATTGATTGTTTCCTCGAATATCTCGTCTGGAATATGCTCTAATACATCAAAAAGTAGTATCACGTCAAAGCTCTCTCTCTCCGGCATAGGTTGTTCATCCACCGTCCACAGAGAATAATTTAAGTTATGAGAATCAAAGCGATGCTTGGCAAAATCAAGCGTGTAAGAACCTACATCTGCTAACGTGACATCAAATCCATTTTTCGCCAACATGAAAGCGTTCTGACCTATACCACAACCGTAATCCAAAATTGTTTTTGGTTTGTCCCTCTGCAAGGCTGAAAGCAATTCCACATCAAATTTTCTTCGAGTAGTGAAATGCCAGCTCGCTAAATCGTAGATATAGTTCTTAGTCGTCTTGTAAAAATTTGTAATCTCTTCCGGAGTTTTAGGATTCATTTTATTCCAATCTTCTGCAACGAGTTTTGCTCCCACCAATAATTTGAGATTCACATCTTTCTCTGTTAGACCAGTAAACGATACCATGTCTTGAATCAGTTCCTCTCTCTCCATCATGGCTTCTTTCCTTATCTCGCTGAAACTCGCGTATTCTACAACGTCTATATTCCCTCCAACATGAGAACACACACAACCCGTATCACAAAGCAGTTTCATGTTATTTTCTACCATGCTTCTTGAAAAGTATAAATCCTCACTAAGACAAATATCCTTTTCTCCCCATTTTTCGTAGGAAAATTTAAACCAAGGATTCTCAAGTTTTTTGAAAACATCAGCTTTAATTAAAGCACACCCCATACCACATCCTCCAATATTGAGGATTTTACCTAAAGGAGGGTTTTCTATCTTCCAAAAGCCTCCATGCTTAAAATCTCTTATAACGGGATAATAAGGCTTTGTTTTTTGAAAATAAAGACCAGACACTAAATCTGCATTGTATTTTTCTGAAACCTTAATCAATCTTTCGATAGTAGAGGGAGTTATTATCGTGTCAGAATCTTGAAAGAAAATATAATCCGCATTGTCTTTCAACGCACTCTCCACTAAAACGTTCCTTGCCTTATCTACTGGAATGTCCTCTCGAATCATTACCTTATAATCAAATTTTTTGCCGTTGTGTTCGATAGTTGAAAGCAAATCCATGAGAAAAAGAACAGGCACGGAATGGTATGCAGGAATCAGATGTCTAACAATCATACTAAGTTATGGTCAGAACTTGTTTAAATAGTTTGTTTTTAAGGGAGGCAGGGAAAGAACAGGAAACCTGCCCCCCCATGTTCCATGAAGGCGAACCTCAGTCATCAAGCGTGATTGTCCACGTCATTTGCAGTTGGTCGTTGTTCTCAAGTGTTGCACTCGTAAACGTGGCTTCGTGGACTAATGTTCCAGCCGTGGACGCGCTGAAAAGACCACAAAGCTGAACCGCCGTATGCGTGTCAGTAGCAGTGAAAGTCTTCTGGATTGTAGTCGTGTTCTCTCCGTTATTATGTGCAACAGTTCCAATAGCTCTACCTAAACCGTTGTTTGTAATCTCTCCGGCAAGAGAAGTATGAGCGTCACCTGCTCCATTGGTGTCTGAACTCAAGGCGATATAGCACCCGCCATTGGAATCCAACCCCGTGGTGTAATATCCTTGCTGAGATAAGAAATCTCTTCCTGCGTCAGTCAAAAGATTGTGTGCAGTTACAATATTTTCTAAGTAATACCCTTTTGTCCCATCGTTTGCTCCAAAATCGTTTCCCGATGGGTCTGCGACAAATTTTCTATGCACGATTTCAAGGTTATCACTACTCTTGACGTCCTCCTTCATTCCGAAAAGTTTTCGTAACAGGTTTTTCACACCGAACATTTTAATCACACTCATTGACTCCAAACTATTATTTATTTACTGTGGTAACGATGACCGCTTGATTTTCTCTTACGAGAACATATCCGCCAGTCCGTTTTCCTCCGTGACCGAAATCCAGATTTACTGTATTCGAGGCGGGAACTTCCGCGTGGGCTATCAGATTGCCGTCAGCATAATCGAACACCTTTACATAATAGGCATTACTCGCGTCCGTGTTGCCTGCAATCAAGGATTTCAAAGAAATTGTTGTAACGTTGGAAAACGCTGTCGGATTCAAATACAGAGTAGAGGATTTACTGTTTCCTGTGACTGAATACCTCTCACAATCGTGACATGGTCCGAGTTTGTTATCGTTGTCATACGCGATAATCAAAATAATATCTCCAGACTCGTATTCTGCGGTCTGACCATCACCGAGTGGGAGATTGGCTAAATCGAAAATCGCTTGACCGCTTGCGTTGGTTGTCTTAGTATCTGAAACAGTTTTCTTTGTGCAATTTCTGAGAATCACACTCGCGCCAGACTTTGCAGTAGAGTTATCTGTGTCTTTCAATGTCACGGTTATTGGATGGGGACTAACGGGCATTTATCTCACCTAAATAATCCATTTACCTGTTTCATGTCTTACTTCTGGGTCGTTATGTCTGGTTTGCGGGTCATGATAACCTACAATCCCTTTGTGAATATGTTTAACTCTCACTTTTCCGTCCCTTGCTTTGAAAGCACGGAAACCTGAAAATTTGCTCATGCTCTTGGAAATCTCTTCCTCGAGTTTCCTCTGGTCATTTCTGGATAGTGCCATTTTTCCGAGATACCCTCCGACACCTAAAGCTCCAAGCAGACCAAGACCGAAAAGCATTGTCACAATGTCTTCTGAATCTTCTGGTTCGGGACATTCTTCGCATTCAGGGCAATCTTCACACTCTATGTAAGGGCAAGGCTGGCACTCTGGTTCTGGACACTCTGGACATACAGGGCAAGGAATAGACGGCGTTCCACCAAACTCGAACTGATGGTATAACTCCGCTTGACTTGCATACACTTGTTTCCAAGTGCATTTCTCGTGTCTATGACAATTCAAAATGACAACGTTAAAAATGTCTCCGTGTTGGTATTTGATAATCGCTCCATTATCATCATCGCTGTTAGCCCAATCGACCAAGAACTCTCCGTCATCGGTCGTGTCTGTTTCCATTGTTTTGCCTGTCCTCTCATTGGTAACTCTGATAGTCAGATTTCCACCAAAGCCCAATCCAGTAACTCTCCCACTAATTGGAAGAGGATAATACAGGACTGCACTCGCTGTTGAACAAGCGAGCAAAGCCAGCAAGATTATTGATAAAAACTTATTCATGTTTATCCACTCAATGCGCTCCTATTGACTGTTACGTTCGCATCACTCAAAGCCCAAATTGCGCTTCCTCTGGGCAAAGTGAGATTAACCGGGTGTGTGCTTGTTCCCGTGCAAAGGGCTAAAGATTTTGAGCAAGTGACAAAGCCACCTGTGGTGTTTATGTAAGACACCCAAGTCACATTCTCATTATCGGTTTCAAAATCTGCCATATACAATGTGGTGTTGACTGTTGCGTTCTCGATTAACCCTATTGCATTCCACCCGTTATCATAAACTGAAACGTTTTCTTCCGCACTCTCTTCTGCGGGTGCGTGGTCGTTCATCAACAGATAAGAAGTGCTTGAAACATAGACAAAAACTGCGTCTCCTGCTTCTATCTGCGTGTCGTTGTTTACACTCGGAGTTGAAGCAGAATACGTCGTGAACGTATGTGCTGAATTGTTGTATTTTGAAACTTGAGAACAGCCGTCTATCATACTACAAACACTCGCTACTGTTCTATTTGTATCTTGAAATGCTACAAGATTCCAACCCGAATAAAGTGTTTTCAACACTCCGGTCTTGTTTGAAGTCGTAGAATTACCCACTTCATCTGCTACCTCATAGATTACCGTAAACGCTCCGTCTGTGCCAATGTCTGACGGGCTGATAGTTCCTGTGCAGTTAGTGGTCGCGCCTACCGTTCCGTATGTTCCGGTCACGTTTGCTACATTTGAATCCGTGCTGTTGTAGATTTTTGCTATGCAAGTGCTTGGAGTCGCGTCCGTAATCAATGCAGTAAAGCTAATCGAACTGCTTGAAACAGTCCAATTGTAAGCCGTTGTAACCGCAGGAGTAGAATTGTCAATACCGAAAGTCCTTTCCGCGCCATTGCCTTCCGTGCCAGCAGAATCGTTTACAGTCACGTTGAACTGAACATCTGTGTCCTCGCTTAAACTCGCGTAGGAATAACTGCACACATAATCCGGTGCGCTTCCCGAACAGTTTGAAGCTTTCGCAATATCGAACTCGGAATCGTTGAAACCTAACAATACCGTGTCGAGATTCTGTTCTGTTACAGTAAAGTTGAAAGTCACCGTTCCGTTATGAGTTACAGACCCATCATCCGGAGTGGGCGAAACATAAGCCACGACAGGTGCAGTTGAATCTATCTTTATCGAATAAATACTTGAAGATCGGTTCACATGACCTGCACTATCTGAAAAATTCAAATATGCTGTGTGTTCTCCATCGTCAAGAGAAAAGGTCGCGTTTGTGTTTGTCCAGTTAGCCAGCGAAACGCTTGAACCTAACTGCTGTGAAACGTTAGACCCGTTTACAAGAATGACTGTCCATCCTGTCCCCGATACATCGCTGATATTGACTTGAAATCTAACCGTTCCAGAAGTCCCCCAAGTCGCATTAGTGAAAGACGTATCAATCACATTATACTCGGGAGTAGAATTATCAAAATAAATTACTCTCGGAGTTGGACTCCACGAATCCAGATGAAGAGCAGAACTGTTATTGCATTGGACAGTCCAATAATACGCGCCCTCATCAGAAAAACTCTGAGTCTGGTTTAAAGTCGTTGCAGTCGATTCGTCCGTTGTTGCGTTACCATGGATATAATCACTATCCAACAGAGCCGCCAAGTTCGAGTATGTCTGATTCATGTATAAATAGCAATTCGACTGGTTGTAAGAATTGTCATCCAAGTCTTCCCACTCAAACACAAAACCTGTTGAATAGTTAGACAAAGACGTGTAAGTGCCATCAGCAGGAGTAGTCAAAGACACGTCCCCTTGAGATATACCAAAAGCCGAAGCTATCAGCAAAACCATTAACAAAGGTATTTTTTTCATCTTTACCACTCCTGTTTTTTCTAATGACCGATAGCAAACCAATACGCTGTTCCGTCATTGGACTCCATCACTATCGTAACATCTCCGCTTGATAGCGGTAATGTTTCGTTCACGGCTATTCCTTTCTGTGCTGACCCTGCAGTCGTGGGAATGAACATTTCAACGTAAGCCAGACCAGTTGCTACATCTCCTGTATTTGTGCCTCCGCTAATGACGGATTTTCCCCACACTACTTCTTTGTCGCCGAATTTGCTTCTGTCGATTATTGTATTAGTTATTGCCATTAATCCTCACCTTCTTCTTTTTCGAGTTCTTCTTCCTCTTCCTCTTTGCCTGCGAGTTTCAAAAGAAGCTTAACCCTGTCCTCTTCTTTAGAGGGAACGCGCTGGTCAGTCCCTGCAAGTTTCTTGATAAGCTCGGACTGCTCCTTCTTGTTCAACTCCATGAAATCGGTCTTGGTGTAATTCTCGATTTTCTTTTCTTTTGCTGGTTCGATTAATTCTTTGACTTCTTCTTTCACTTTTTTTACAGCTCCTTTGACGCCACTCACTTGTTTGAAATATTCGCCCTTGCCTGCGTTAAGGAAAAACTCAGCATCTTCTTTGTCGGGAACGTCAGTCGGGACATTCCTCTGAAAAAAATACTCGTTTCCTTTGGGTGTCTTGTAGGTGTTAGCCGTCAAAGCTCCTGTTAATGTTAAACATTCTATTTTCACTTGATTCCCTCCAAATAAAAGGAAAAAGGTCAAAGCCTTCTCAGGCTTTGAGGTCCCTCACCTTTCCTTGAACCTTAAAGAACGGACAAATCAGTTCGCCCATAGTTCTGTAAAGTCCCTTAGTCGAGAACTTATCTACTGCGAAAGGAGAACCGTCATTCATACCGCCCTCAAAGTATTGAGTCGGTTTGGCTACCTTTATGCAGAGTCTTGGATGTTCATAACCCTCTGGGTTACTTGAATCCAAGAGATACAATCTCGAAATTCCGCCCGTGTCTTGAACCGTGTCTTTAGAAATAATTACAGGCTTGTTGAACATAGTAGATACGTTCAGACCTACATCATTTCCTTTTGGAGTTTTGATTCCGTTTACACTCGGCTGGATTCTTGCTTCTCCGATTAGATGGTATCTTACTTGAGATTCATAAAGCTGGTTTATGGTTGCCCAAGTGTCCCATCCTGTCTGGAAAAACTGTCCATTCGGGTTTGCGCCATTCGTCAAGGTGTTTTGGAGTAGAGTCTGAATGACCGAATCGGTTAGGCTTCTAACAGTCGAACTGTTATGTCCTACATAGGCGTCTGCAAACGAGGCGGCAGAGTCTCTGTCTTGGCTGTAAATGTCCACATCGTTTGTGGTGTAAGATGTGGATTCATCACTTTCAGAACAGTTTGTTACTTCTGCGTAAGAAGACACCACCCTGTCTATACTCTCAAAGTTGTTGCTTGCCAGAGTTCCGTTTTCCGTGTTCAGAGCTGAGTTAATATCTTCTTTGTGTTCAGCCGCGAAATAGGTTCTAAGGTCTTGCATAGAACCGATTGCGTCATCGTCACTTGCGTCCGCCAAAAACTCTTGCACTTCCGAACTCTCGAACGTGACGTGCATGGTTTTAGGCTTAGTGCTGATTTCAGCAAAAGTCGGCTTGACTGTGTCAGCAATAGCTCCACCTTCGGCAACCCCGCCGTATGGCATTGTGTTACCGCGCGCAGTAATCGCTCTGAAACCGCTTCGTGTCCAAGGCACTTTTGGAAGAACACCGAAAGTGTTAGCCTCCATGTTCAGTTGAATCCAAGCCTGAACTCCAAACACAGCGTTATACACGCCGGTAGTGGTCGAAACCACCGGAGCGTCAGTCTTGGCAATAAACCCTGCCTGAACATCCGAAGCACCCAGATACTGTTGTCCAATACTTGTGTAATACAGTTTCTCCATGTCCTCGATTGTTTTAATAACTTCCGTCATTTTACTCATCTCCGCCATTGACCATAGCAAGAGCTTTCTGTAATTTCTCTCCCTTTTGTTTCTTGATTTGCTCTCTTGTCATACGGTTCATGTCAGCAGGCGTCAGAAGTCCTTCCTTAGCCTTGTTGAGCATTTCCATAGAAAAATCTCTCGATTCTTCTTTTTTTGCTTCTGGTTTTTCCAAAGGTCGCTTAGTAGAAACCTTCTTTAGACCAGCTTTCTTCAATTCGTCCTGCACGACAGTTTTTAACATCTTTTGAATTTTCTTTTCAGTCAAATGTTCTTTGTCAGGTGCAGGGGAATCTGTTTCGACCATAGGGTCGTTTGGAGACTTTGGAAGCTTTGTCTCTTCGCCATCTCCTTCTTTCGTTGCTTCGGCTTCCTCAGAAGTCTCAGGCGCGTCTGTTGCTTCCGGTTCAGAATCAGAATCCTCTTCTTCTTTGGTTTCTTCTTCCTCCGGTTTTGGCTTCTCTTCCTCAGATTCTTCCTCTTGTTTCTTAGCCGAAATGAGTTCCTTTAGCATAGATTTCATCTCAGCAATCTCTTCCTCGACAGTAGGTTTTTTCGGTTGCTCAGAATCGTCCATAAGCTCTTTTGGTTTTTCATCTTCGGGCATATTAATCTCCTCACTCTTTTTCTTATTCGCTCTCCCTTTTAAAGCTTTTCCTTCATCGGAAAGCAAATCTTGAATATACTCAACTAATTTTTCAGTCTGTTCTTCATTGAGTTCTCCCACGTCAATGAGAACCGCGTCATCCCCTTTGCTGATTTTTTCCTTTATTGCGCCTTTTTCAAACCTATGTTTTAACCAACCACAAATTCTCTTCGCGCTCTCTTCGGAATGACCCTTACCCTGTTGGGCTTCCAGACACTCATCGAACCCTTGAAAATCTGCAAAAGGTTTCATTATATCTCCTGCGAATCCTTTTCGTAGGTCTTGGATTAATTTCAGTTCATCTGAATTGGAATGTCCCTTAGCCATAAAATTCACATGGGTGTTCAAAGCAAGCGGGTTGGCTGGATTGTCCACGCTTGCAATCTCGAAAGTCTGTAACTCCCCGCGCATTTTAACGGGTTTTCCGTCCACTATTTTCGTGACGGGTTCCTTCAAAGACTGACCGCCATAAGACAAACCTTTCCTCTTACCACTCTTAATGCCTGCCCATACTTGGTCATCAATGACATAATCTCGGAAAATCTGATAATCAACAAGAATCGCCGGTTTCTTTGCGTCCGGGTGTTCCTCTATTTTCCAATTCAGAGTTTTTCCCACCACCCTATTCGTGTGGGTGTCGGTAATGAACCCCCCTCTCTTCATATAAGTATTCATGGTTCTTTTCATGTCATCTACTGGGAGAAATTCTCCTTCGGAATCTTTCACTTCTGCGGTAAGCCAGCTCCGCGCGATTCTGTCATCCTCATCTAAAATTTCATCTTTAGGATATTGCTCAGGTTTCATTTAACCACTTCCAAATACATGATTTGCGATAAACAAGACCACAGAACCGAAAATTGCGAGAATAGCTCCCCCGTACTTGATTATCCCGTCAATTCTGGATGTGTTCTGGATTGTCAGTTGTCTCCTTTTTGCACAATGTTCTAAATGCTGGTCTAATTTATCATTCACTTTTTCAGTCATCCTCATGTTAATGAGAATTAACTCCTTCGCCGTAAACTTTGATTCGCCATTCGCATTCGCTTCCAACAACATATTCTCTAAATGCTTGGCTTCAACCATGTGAATAGATTATCCGCACTTATTTAAAAACTTTCCTTTGGAAACAACCAGAGAGTAGCAAAACCCTCCCTCTGTGTATTCCACTTTTGTTTTGGATATGTGAAAACCCCTCTCTCGGAATCTATTGACAACAGAACGTTCTAACTCTGGGTTGTCTTCCAATCTCTTGAACTTGGAATAACATTTTTTACATAATCCTTTGGCGTGATGGATTCTTTCTTTCCCGCAAACAGGACAACGAATCCAATGCCTACCCATCCAACCCCCCAATAGAAAGACTGCCATAAGATAAGTTATACCTGACAATCGCTTCGTCAATGCTCGGTCTGATAAAAGGTCTTGGTTCTGTTCCCTTCTTCTCCATTTTTTTCGCTATCGCCCAAGCAATGGAATGAGATTTTTTTCCTTTAACCCCTAATTTTCGTTCCACCCACTTTTGAATCGCGCCAATAGGAGGAAAATGAGGCTTAGACCCATACTCCACGGGAAAAGCGTGCGGAGCGTCATACTCCATGAAAATGGTATCCCCTTCCCACCCTGTGATTCTTCCGCTCTTTAGTAGGTAACCTGTATCGACAGAATTGTTTTGCAATAAAATCTCTTGGCTTCTCGTAAAAATAAATTCAATAATCTCTTCGCCTAATTTCTTGATTTCTGGGCTGTCCCTCACATTAAATTTCTTAAAGTCCTTCAACCGAACACCTTCACGAAAGTATGACGGCAATTAAAATGAGGGCTGAAATCTCTTGGAGTGAAACCGCTATTGTCTTTCTCCGCATATTTTTTCCCTACATCATGAACTATCTTTTTTAATTCTTTGAGAGTAACCCCTTTTCTCGTCTTGTCTGTAATCTCCCTACAAACCGGAGTAGTTCTATGGTCGTTTGGACCAATCCACTTATACCTGTTCTCTCCTTCTGGGTCTGTTTTTTTGTAACTCCACTCGCGCATTTTAGTCGTAATCGCTTGGGTTTCAGTAGTCACAATAGTATCTGCCCTGTTCATCGGGAAATCTTTTCCCGCTATTCTTTTCACTCCTTCTGATATTTTCTTGAGAGAAGTTTTCTTTTTTAGGTTCCTTAAAATATAATCTCTTATCAAATTACTTTTATGCAAGGATAAGCCTTCAAAGTTTTTTTGATACATTGAATCTTTTATAAATTCAATAAACTCATCTTTCCCCTCGTTTTTCTTGTGGACGTCCAACACTTTTCCCTCTTGTTTAGAAATCTCATGCAAAGTCTTGTCCATAAGATTTTCAACCAATCTCCTTCTTTCGGGGGAAAAAGAAGGGTTATGCACTCCACTTGTGTCAGACGATACGCTATCCCTATCCAAATCAATGTTGGGCGTGCCAGAAGGGTTCGGGTTGTCGTCCATTAAAGGATTGCTAACCTCCCCCATGTTAGACGGAGGCGAAACAGGCTCTTCCATAGGTTCAAACTCGAACTCTCCTTCTTGGCTTAACGTCACATCAAAACCCATTTGTTGCATAGCCATAGCGTTATTGATTTTTTGTGCTTGAAGTTGCTCGTCAGCCATCTCGTCTTGTTCTTCGTTTGGTTTCAACAACAAAATATAATCAGTTATATTAAACTGTTTCAAAATCCAAGGAATCTGACCCTCATTATACACTCTCTGCCCTTCCTCAACACTTCTATTTGTTACAGTCACTTGTAGTCCTTCATTATTGAGTCCCCCGCTCTGAGATAAATCGGCTTGGAATAAAGGCATGACACCATACTCCGCGCCAATCACTCTTCTCATCTCTTCTCTAATCGCTAAAAACTGCATTTCTTCTGGAGATTTCATAAAGTCTATGAACTGCGCGATATTACCCTTATTCTGGCTTTCAACCGGAACTGGGGGAATCATGTGCGGATTAATCTTAAATTGGTCAAGCATCCAAGCCCACGCCTTTTGAACCGAATTAATGTTCGGGGTATTAATGAACAGCAGTCCTCTCGGAGGTCTTTGCTTTGCGTAAGTGTCTAAAATAAATCTGTCCATGTTCATCAAAGTAGCCACTTTCATCCAGACAGCCAAAATCGGCGGTTGTCCCCAACTCAAAGAAGGTTTATACTTGCTCGTCTGATAAATCTCGTTCCGGGTATAATACGCTGTCTCTCCGTTTGGAAGTTTGCATTTAAAACAAGCTTTCACTAATTTCTTTCCACATACAGGGCAGTAAACCTTGTCAACCCATTTATTGTTTCTATGCTCTAAGCAGGTTCTAACCTCATCTCCGCTCTCGTTATATCCCAAACGCGCAGACGAATCCATTAGCAATTCCACGTTCAGAGGATGAACTCTCACAATTTCAACGGGAATGCTACCCGCCAACTCTCCATCCGTAGTGAAGAAATAATCCTTGCAAATTAAAGTAAACATCTTATCTATCGTGTTTAAATCGTCCTCGTTCTGTCTGAACACATCAAGAAGTCCCTGCCCATTATCATTACATTCTCTTAAAAGATTTTCCAAAATCTCTTTCTGAATGGAATCAGGTTTTCGCAAATTGGTCGAATTGCATTGTTCACATTGTTCTGTCGGAAATTCATGCTCATGACCGCAATCAGTACATTTGACCGCAAACTTCTCCTGTATCTTAGTCCCTTGCCTGAAAATCTCTCTCCCCAAAGCAAAATGGATTGTTCTTATGACGTCTGAATACTCAGCTACTTCATAAATTGTGGCAGGAGAGATAGGATAAAAAGGAATCCTTCCAATTGATTTATTATCCGCTAAACCCATTAAAGGTCTATACGATTTATACTTTAACTCATCAATCTGTTTTTCCAACTTATTAATCTCGCGTGACCTGTCTCTTCCGAATTCAAAACCGAGTATTTGCATATAAAAAACCCCTAAAGGAAATACGCGCTCTAATTATTAAAGCTTATACTTCCTCCCTTCAATAAATAATGTTTTTACCTCTGGGTGTTCCTCTTTCATGTGATTGAGTAAATCTTTTTCTGTTTTAAACTTTTTTCCGCATTTTCTTGGGCAAATCAATTCCATTAAATCACCTTAACCCCAACACGTTCTCAGGGTCTTCCAGCATTTCCATCCTCCCCCGTGGTTGCATTAACGCATAACAAGCCAATGCCAAACTATCGGGATAATCATCATGCCCGCGCTCACTATGAGAAAATTTGAACTTCCCTCCGCTTGTATGGGAATAACCTAAATCCGTGAGTTGAGCTTCGAGTTTCTGATTCTGATAAATCTCTAATAAGTTATGCTCCATCATGAATTTAAGATTCGGATACATCTCGTTTTTAGTGTTCACCGAGAACGTCACCAATTTAATAGGAACATTCGCTTCCTTTAATTGGTCTGCCGGACCACCCCCCACCCCTGTTTCATCAATTAAGATAAGAGAAAAATCCCATTTCTCATGCAAGCGTTTAACCCTCCCCACTATATCCGTAGTGGGTAATTTTTGAGTGGCAATCAATCTAACGAGTTTACATTTAACCCCATCATACTCTACAATAGAATAAACGGTTTCATCCTTCCCCATACGCGCTACGTCCACTCCAAGAAAATACTCTCTGTTTTTTAAAGGCTCTGAACTCTCCGCATAATCTTTAGTGACTGAAAAAACCAAATCCCTCGGGAAATAGTTATCCGCATCACTCAAGAACTCTCCTTCATATTCTTGTAAATATTCGTTTTTTGTTTTCGATTCGCTTTCCCTCTGTAAAAAATCCTTTGGAATTATAGGACATTCAGAACTCTTGACGTGATGACAACTCCACCCTGAACTAATAAAACACTGATAAAAAACCCCCCGCTTTCCGAACGGAGTGGAGGAATAAACAATCTCTCCTTGAGTGACCGCAATACTTGGTTCAATCGCAAGGAATACTTCATCTGGAACAAAAGCTGCCTCGTCCACAATGATAAGGTCGGGAGAATAACCTCTGATAGTATCCCCGCTATAACCAGCTGGAAGACAATAAATCTCGCTACCATTCAAAAAATAAATCATAGTCGCAGTCTCTTTTTTAATCTGAGATTCAATCCAACTGTTTCTATGAATTAAATTTCTTATTCTTGAAAACATAATCGCGCTCTGTCGCCAACTCTTAGCAATAATCAAAATCTGTTGTTCGGGATTCGTAAACGCTTTATGAAGAGCCTTGACCGCCAACACAGTAGTTTTTCCCACCTGCCTGCCCGTCCTAATAGATATTCTCGGATTCGGGTCTAAAAGAATCCTCTCTTGATAATCAAAAAAATTCAAGTCACAAAAATACTCGCCGAACGCCACAGGGTCATCCAAAATCTCCGAGAGTTTTTCTTCATCGGAGACGTTCTTTAAGCTTTGCACGCTTTCGTTGCAAAAGTTTTGCATAAGTGTCCTCCAATTTATTCACATTGACGTTTAAAACCTTCATCTCATTATTCACTTCAACGTCTTTCCTGCCCTCTTTAATCTTATCATAAGTATCCAATAATTTTGCTTGTTTGTCCATCAAATCAGTAATCGTCTTATCCAAAGAACCCCCTTCTGCATCCTCAAAACTCAAAGCTCTTTTTAACCTATAATCATTATTTGCAATCAGACTCTCTATTTTTTTAAGTAAACCTTTCTTATCCCGAATCCTCCCAAACTTTCTCCAACCCGTCTCAAAATGACACAACGCGCCCTCTTGAAAATAAGGACAACCATCCTCACCCCCCACCTGCTCCCTAATCGGACAATTATCGCAAATCAAACCCCTCAAAGTCTCCGCATACAAACCCGTTTTCAAAGCGTTCATTCTCGACTTAGTGCAATCCTGCACTCTTCCGCGCTTATTCACAACAATGACTTTGTTCTTATCAATTCCTAAATCGGTTTTATTTTCAGAATCCAAAGGATTTTTGGGTTTTTTGTTGGGGGTGAATCTTCCTTTTGAATCTCTTTCTTTGTGAAAGTCTAAACTATCTTGGGGTTTTGAATAGTCTAAAGTGTTTTTGGGGGGGAAAGGGTCTGGGGAAAGGGGGGGTCTTTTTGATATTTTTCTTATGTATTGTTGGATTGTTATTAAGTTCATGTAGTTCATTTCGGAGTAGTTTAAGTTTTTTATATCTAAACTAATACCGTATTTTTTTAATAATTTTTTATTTTTACTCATTGTTTTTCTTATTGAACTCTTGTCCTCTTTTCCAGCCATTGAAATCTTGTTTCCTTTGTAAACAACGACCTGTCCGAACTTACTGCCTATCCAATCTGTTGTATCTGTGCTTGAAGCATATTTTATGGTTTTTTTCATTACCTCTGCTCCACCCATGGCGAAAGTGTGAATCCAAGAGTCTTTTGAGAGTTTTCTGATGGTCTTGCAGATGGCTATTCTCTTACTCATATCTTTCTCTTTTCCCGTTCCACCCACTCCGATTTTGTTTGTTCGTTTAAGCCATTTTTCGATTTTGTCTTTTTTCTCTCCGTGCCACACATACATGGGAGTTAATCCCTGTTTCGCCCATTTTTCTCTCCATTTTTCTATTCTGGAGTCACCCACAATAAGCTGGATATCCAACTCAACGTAGATGTCAAAAAGGTCATTATACCGTTGCACGAACTGGATGAGGTCATCGACGTAGGCATCATATAGATTATTCTCTGCAATATCTCTTACCTTTTGAGAAACCGCATGTCCCATCTCGGTTTTTTGTTTCAGAACTTCCTTGAGATACCAATAAATAAACGAGTGTGCGCCTGAATCCAACATGATGACTGTGCCGGATTGTTTTAATCTTCTCAATAGGGGAATATCGGATTCGTGAAAATTTAGATAGGAAACCAAGATTCCGTCAATCTCAAAACCGTTATCTACCATTTCAATTAATTTATTCAATCTTGTTTTTCCCTCAAAACCTGAAAAGATGTATTTCATTGTATCTCCTTTAACATTTTAGGAAGCACTTTCTTATAATCATATTCTTCCACAAATTTGTAAAGTCTTGGATATTTTTTTCCTTCCAGACGTTTTTTCGCTTCTATGTAATCCTCTGGGCTGTAAGATTTAACCCTGAAAGGCGCAGGCACAAAATCGAGAAAACTCAATCCGTCCACGACTAAAGGTTTGACATTCATAGCCATAGCCTCGACTACACCATAACCGAAAGTTTCCTGCCTGCTTGGGGCAATCACGAACTCTCTCTTGCTCAACTCTTTATAGTAATACTCCTTATGCCAGTTGAAATCTTGAGAGCAAATTATATCATGTCCGTTTGAAAATATTTTTTTGATTACATCGTAACCTTTTTCAAAACTCTTTCTTCCCGTAAACAACATCCCTGTCCGATTCTTTTTGTCTCCGTATTTTTTATTTAATCTATTTACATCCGCAGGCAATCCGGTTACAACAATCTTGTCTTCATTCACGTTTCGATTAGTGAGAATCAATTCTTTATGAAAATCAGTAGCGACAAAAATCTTGTCGGCTAAATCCATCCACACTTCCTCTAACTTAGAACCATATCTTTCTAACCCGTTTTGATAGGTCAAATCGTAAGGGTCGTAAGTCCCCGCGTGCCAAATCTGGACAATGTTTAATTTTAAATCTTTGAATTTCTCGAGATATTTCAGAGCTTCTATACCGGGAAACTCTCCGTCTGGAATGAAAATCGTATCGTTGATTTTTAAATCTTTTTTGAAAAGATTTTTCAGTTGCTCGAATTTCCAAATAAAAGTAGAATTCATATCCAAAAATTGAGTTCCATTAAGTTGGGATTTTACTTGCTCGCCATCGATAAAAATGAATTTTTCATCAGAGAATTTTTTGCATTCTTTGAACCACTTATACCATTGGCTTGTGTAACGCATTTCCAAAGGTTCTAACGGGAGAAAATAAATCGTCATAGGCACATATCCTCTTCCATTAATTTTTTGTATCTCTTGGGATGTCTCATCTCGAGTAAAGTGTTATCTTTGTTTTTCACTCCCCCATCCTCGTAATGAGAATCAGAAGGAAGCCATACCTTACAGTCTTTATTATAACCCCAAAGACGATTCCTGTCAAGAAGCCTCCAACAGAAATCCAAGTCTTCACTACTTTTTAAATCTTCATCAAAAAAATGATGAAGACCAGACCTAATCCAAAGATTTGCTGAGATGAAAAGTCTGTTCGGGAAAAGTGTTTCAATATTACCAAACACATTACCTTGCATGAAATCTATTTCAGAGTGCTTCTCGAAAAAACATTTTCCTTGTCGTATAAAATCTGGATGGCAAATTACGTCATCGTCTATGAACGCTATAATATCCGCTTCGGTCATGCTCAACCCTATGTTTCTCGCCTCTGCTGGATTTTTTCCTTCCTTCACTACAATCAATTGGTCGTATTCTTGTCCTTGCAACGATTGGATTGTCTGCATTAATGACTCTCTGCCCAAAGAGGGAATCACTACTGCTACTCTCACATAATCACCGCTCCGTTTTCCCCATCTTCGTTCACTTCGACAATGATTTTCCTGTCCCTGTATTTGTCCATGACAAAATCTTTAATATCAACCGCAATGTCCTCACAGCTCAGTTTGAATTTTTTTCCTGCAAAACGTTCCTTGATTTCAGCTTCAAGAAAATGCTTGAACTTAAAATACTCTATATCCCTATCCGTATGTTTTTGCTCGACCATCACTTCAACGTGAAAAATATGCCTATGGGGATTTCGTAAAAAATTAGGCGCGTCTGGCCAATAATGCAAAGCCTCGAATTGAGTTTTCACTTTCGCGAAAAGCAAGCCATCAACTCCAAAAATTCTTCTCGGGTTTTCTTGTCTTCTTTGAAAGCTCCCCTTACTGCACTTGTGATTGTGTCAGTAGTGTTGTTTCGTGTTTCTCTTGATGCTACGCATAAGTGTTTGGCTTTGATTACCACCATCACCCCGCCACATTCAAGATATTCAAATAATCCGTCTGCCACTTGAGAGGTTAGTCTTTCTTGAATTTGTAGTCTCCTAGCGTAAATCTCGACTAACTTGACCAGTTTGTCCAAGCCCGTAACATACTTGTCGGGAATATATCCAACCCACGCTTCGCCATAAAAAGGGGCTATGTGATGTTCACAATGACTGTAAAAACTAATCGGTCCTTCCACCACCATATCTGTGGTGTCAGAAAATTGTCTATTGAGAACGTCTGGAGCAGAATATTTATAACCCGAAAACCATTCCTCGCACGCTTTTGCATACCTGTAAGGTGTTCGTTTCAGTCCTTCTCTCTCTGGATTCTCTCCAAGTTCTGTTAAAATGTTTTTTATTGATTCTTGTATCACTTTATTTTCTCTCATCTCGTCATTGATTAAATCTCTCATTTCCATTTAAGCCACCTGCCGTGGAATTAGAACTCTTTTCTTTCTCAGTTTGGGGAGTTTGTAAGTATGAAATTTCCTTATCTTGTTCGCGCATTTTTTGCATACTCTTGCGTTGATTGT